GGGCTCTCGCAACGTGAATGATTCTGGAGGTGTGAGATCGCCGGACGTGGTCGTGCACCGAAAGACCAGGCGGAGCGGCGGAACACGACCGCTCCAACTCGAGGCGAGTGGCAGGCGTCGGAGGCCGTGGGTTGGCAGCACGGTGATATGCCGGCGCCACCCGACGGGCTGCTCAAGGCGTCGCGGGAGGCGTGGGGGATCTGGATGGGGGCGTGGTTCGCGGCCCACTGGGGCCCGGATGACCTGCCAGGCCTGCGGCAGCTGATCCGCTTGTACGACCAGGTCGAGCGGGGCGAGTTCCAGCGGGCGAATGAGGTCCGCATCGAGATGGATAACTATGGGATCACCCCGAAGGGGCAGCAGGATCGTCGGTGGAAGAAACCCGATGGTGGGAAGGTGGAGACGGCACCGGTGCGGCAGATCAGACCGAGGAAGCTGAAGGCTGTCTGAGTTCCTCACCCCGGAGAACACGCTGTCGCTGGGCTGGGTGCTGCTCGACTGGTATGAGACGTACCTGCGGGTGCCGAGCGGTCCGAGCTACGGGGCGCCGCTGCGGCTGACCGACGAGCAGGCGCGACTGATCATCCGGTGGTACCAGGTCGATCCGAAGTCGGGCCGGTTCCTGTTCCGTCGGGGGGCGTCGAGGCGGTCGAAAGGGTGGGGGAAGAGCCCGCTGCTGGCGGGGTGGGGGATCGGCGAGCTCGTCGGCCCGGTGCTGTTCGATGGTTGGGATGCCGGTGGCCGGCCGGTGGGGAAGCCGTGGCCGACGCCGTGGATTCAGATCGCGGCCAACTCGGAGGACCAGACGGCGAACACGTACTCGTCGCTGTACTCGATGCTGGCGGAATCGCCGGCGCTCGACGAGTTCGCCATCGACTTGGGCCGGACGAAGGTGTTCTTGAAAGACCGGCCCGGGTGTGTGGTGGAGCCGGTGACGGCAGCGGCGGGGAGCCGGGAGGGGCAGCTGATTACTGCCGCGGTGCTCGATGAGACGCATCTTTGGATCCGCCAGAACGGTGGCCAGCGGCTGGCGGCGGTGCTCCGTCGGAACCTAGGGAAGATGAACGGCCGGTCGCTCGAGTCGACCAACGCATTCGTGCCCGGGGAGGGGTCGGTGGCGGAGGAGACCCACAAGGCGTGGGAAAAAGGCGAGGCGGGGCTGCTGTACGACGCGGTGGAGGCACCGTGGGTGGAGAACCTCGCCGACAAGCGGGCGTTGCGCCGAGCGTTGAAGGTGGCGTATGGCGACGCCAGGTGGGTGGATCTGCCTCGGGTGGTGGCGGAGATCCAGGATCCGTCGACGGATCCGTCGGACGCCCGCCGGTTCTACTTGAACCAGCTGGTGAAGCAGGGACGGGCGGCGGTGGACCCGCATCGTTGGCAGGAGCTGGCCCGCCCGAAGGTGGTGGTCCCCGCCGGGACCCGGATCGGGGTGGGGTTCGACGGTTCGATCAGCGAGGATGCCACGGCGCTGATGGGGTGTACCGCGGATGGCCACCGTTTCAAGCTTGGTTTGTGGGAGCGGCCGTTGGGTGCCAGCCCGGAGTGGCGGGTTCCACGGCTCGAGGTGGAGGCGCGGGTGGCGTGGGTGTTCGCCACGTACGACGTGGGGCGGATGCTGTGTGACCCGGCGAAGTGGTGGACGGAGATCGAGGAATGGGTCGGTCGGTGGAACCTGGGTGGGCCTGAGGCTGGGCCTGTCGCTTTCTTTGACACCAACGCGACGAAGCGGATGGCGGCGGCGTGTGACCGGTATCTGACGGCGCAGGCGGAGCGGACCTCGACCCACGACGGCGATCCGGATGTCACCCGCCACGTGTTGGCCATGGCGAAGAAGAAAGTGCGGGTAGCCGACCCCGACGACGACGGCCGTACCCGCTATGTGTTCGTGAAGATGGACACCCGCAAGATCGACGCCGGTATCGCCGACGTGCTCGCTCTCGAGGCGGCAATGACGATGCCGGCGGCGCCCGCCCCCGCGCCCGAGCCGATGGCGGTGTGGCGCTGACCGTGGCGGTAGCCCTGGCGGTGATGGGGGTCATGCTCGTGTCGGCCGGGGCCGGCCTGTGGAATGTGTCGGCCGGGATGGTGCTCGCTGGCGTCCAGTGCATCGGGGCGGCGTATGTGGTCATGTACATGAAGGCGAGGGCACCCCGATGAAGCTTTTGGACGCCCTCGTCCGCCCATCGAACGGGAAGCTCCCGGCCCGGTTCTCCTTTGACGACTGGGTGAATCTGTTCACCTTCGGGGGCCACCAGTACGGGACGTTCCCGGGCCTGTCGACGACGATGGGTGGGGAGCGGGCCGAGCCCATCGAAGCCAACTTCGTCGGGTTGTGCGAAGGTGGCCTCAAAGCCAACGGGGTCATTTTCGGCTGTGAGCAGATCCGGGTGGCGACGTTCTCCGAGGCCCGTTTCCAGTTCCGTCGGCTACGTGACGGCCGCCCCGGAGACCTGTTCGGCACCTCCGCGCTGGCCATCCTCGAGCAGCCATGGCCTGGTGGCACCACCGGCGACCTGCTGGCCCGCATGCTGCTCCACGCAGACTTCGCCGGCAACGCCTACAGCACCATCATCGACGGGGAGATCGTCCAGCTGCGCCCCGACTGGGTGGACATCCTGCTTCAGGAACGCACCGCCAACGTGGGCCGGGACGGCATGTCGGCGGCGGTGGGGTTCAAGCGGGTCGGATACGCCTACTACGAGGGGGGCCGCCGCGGTGTGAAACCAGCGGTGTTCCTCCCCGACGAGGTGGCCCACTTCGCTCCCATGCCCGACCCGACGGCCAGCTATCGGGGGATGGCGTGGCTGACGCCGCTGATCCGCGACATCCAGTCTGACAGCGCGTTGACCCGCCACAAGATCCGTTTCATCGAGAACGCGGCGACTCCGAATCTGGCGGTGTCGTTCCCGAAGGAGGTCAACCGCACCGAGTTCGAGGCGTTCGTGGAGGCGATGGACCGGGCCCACAAAGGCGCGGAGAACGCCGGGAAGACCTTGTACACCGGCGGCGGCGCCGACGTGACCGTGATCGGCGCCAACCTCGCCGAGCTCGACATGAAGAGCGTCCAGGGCGCCGGCGAAACCAGGATTGCCATGGCCGCCGGGGTCCACCCGGTCATCGTCGGCCTGTCCGAGGGTCTCCAGGGGGCGTCGCTCAACGCCGGGAACTTCTCCGCTGCACGGCGCCGCTTCGCCGACATCACCATGCGTCCCCTGTGGCGCAACGTATCCGGGTCGCTCGCCGCCATCGTTACCCCGCCGGCGGCGTCGGAGCTGTGGATCGACGAACGGGACATCGCCTTCCTGCGGGAGGACGAAGCCGACGCCGCCAACATCCAGAACGTCCGAGCGGCCACCATCACCGCCCTCATCCGCGAAGGGTTCGACGCCGCCTCTGCCATCGCCGCTGTCGACAACGACGACTTCCGTCTGTTGGTCCACACCGGGTTGGTGTCGGTGCAGCTCCAGCCAGCCGGCAAACCGCCGGCTCCAGTGGCAACCAACGGCGCCGGCCGCGCCGAACATCTCGAACTTCTCGAATATCGGATTGCCCGCATGGAGAACCAGGCGGCGGCCGCTCAGGATATGAGACCGACCGTCGTGAACGTGGCCACCCCCGATGTCCGCGCCGACATACATCTCGACGCCCCCATCACCGTGGAAGCCGCTCCTGCTCCCGATGTTGAGATCCATCCGGCGCCGACCGAAGTGAACGTTCATCTGCCCGAGGCGCGGTCCGTGACGAGGACCGTGATACGAGACGACGCTGGCAACATCGTCCGCATCGAGGAGGACTGATGCCCGAAGCCAAGGCGAAAACCACGCCCAAGGCGACCATCTCCGCCAAGGTCACTCGGGCTGACGGCACCGTTGAGGATTTGGGCGAGATCGCCGGTGTCAGCCAGGACGACGCCAACGCTGCCATCAAGCTGCTGCGGTCAATCGCCAACAAGGTGAGGAAGGACTAGCCCAAGATGGCGGGGATCTGCAGTGTTGTTGGCTGCAGCAGACCCCTATTGGCGAAAGGCTGGTGTTCAGCGCATTACAAACGGTGGCGACGTCATGGCGACTTGGAACTTCGACTGCCGCCTGCCGTAGTAGACGGACAGCGCCGTTGTTACATGTGCGGCGGCACTGGACCGTTCGGTTCAGATAGCACTCGTTCTGATGGACTCAATCCTCGATGTAAGGCCTGTCACAACCGAGAGAGCCGCTTAGCGTACGCACGCTGGCGAAGGACGGTTATCGAACACCTCGGTGGGCGCTGCGCCGAATGTGGTTATGACACGGATCAGCGGGCGTTTCAGATCGACCACATCAATGGTGGCGGTAGATCCGAACGTCTGTCGATGTCTGGGCACACCATTGGGTTCATGAAGCGTGTCCTGACTGCGGAAGTCGGGATTTACCAGCTGCTCTGTGCCAACTGCAATCAGATCAAGCGGGTTGAATTGGCTGAGCACGGAATGAGGGGTGGTTGAAATACCGGGCACCGTGTTCGTCCAGGCAGGCCAGGACTACATTGTGGATAAGGTGCAAAACACCCTTGCGGGTGACACCGGGGTGAAACCGGAATGGATCGGCTGGGGGACGGGCACGACCGATCCGGTGGTGGGCAACACCGGTCTGGAGACGGCGGCGGCGGAGGCCCGCACCCAGGGGACCCTCTCCCAGCCGGCCACTGACACGTCCCGGTGTGTCGGCACCATCACCTGCGCCGGTTCGGGCAAGACGATCTCCGAGGTCGGGCTGTTCACCGCCTCGACGGCGGGGACGCTCATCATCCGCGCCACCTTCACCGGCATCCCCCTCCTGGTGGGGGACAGAATTGAATTTACCATCGACCTCGTTGTCACCTAGGTAAATGCCGTTTACCGCCACGGCGGGCTATCCCAGCACCGTCGCCGGGGAGACCGCCTCCGCCCGCAAGCTCCAGGACAGCGCACCTGCCGCCAACAGCAGCACGATCGCCGACTTCTCCACCACCACCACCCGCCGGAAAATCCAGTGGAAACCGGCCACCTCGAATACGGCGTCGGGCACCCCCGGGGCCGCCACCGGATTCGGGTACGGCACCCTCAAAGCCGAGATGAACCGCACCGTTGACCTGCCGTCGAAGGCGCTCATCTCCGGTGGGGTGTGGACCTTCGACATCGCCTTCGAAACCTCCCAGGCGGACGCCGTTGGCGCCGCCGCCAAAATTGAAGCCCACGTCTACAAACGGTCCGCCGCCGGCACCTTCACCCTGTTGTTCTCCGCCACCATGCCCACTGGCGTCTCTGTCACCCTGGCCGGAGCCAAAACCGCCACCATCACCTCCGCCTCCCAATCCGCCGTCACCTTCGAAACCGACGAGACGCTCCACATCGAATTGTGGGTCGACGCTCAGGGCGTCACTCTCAGCGGCAACACCTACGCCCTCAACCTCGGGACGGGCACGAAAGTATCCTTCCCGCTCATCACCAGCCAGACCGAAGGGATCCTCGACCACCACCCGCGGTCCTACTCAGCCACCGGTGTCGGCACTGCCCCCGTCCCCTTGAAGTGGGTGCGCTTGGCAGCCAAGGCCGCTACCGGTATCGGGACCGCCCCAGTGCCTCTCAAGTGGGCCCGTCTCGCAGCCAAGACCGCCACCGCTGTGGGGGTGGTACCCACCCCCCTGAAATGGACCCGCCTCTTACCCAAGTCGGCGACCGCCATCGGTGTTGTCGCCACCCCGGTCAAGTACGTCCGCCTCGCCGCCAAGACCGCCACCGCCGTGGGGGTGGCCACCCGCCAGGCCAACTGGATCCGCCTCGCCGCCAAAACCGCCACCGCTATCGGGCTGCCGACAGCCGCCCGCCGCATCGAAGCCTTCCGATCCTTCGCCGCCACCGGCGTCGGGACCTCGGCCATGACCCGGGCGGTCATCGCCGTGCGAACCTTCGTCGCCACTTCGGTCGGGGTCGCCACCGCCTCCCGTGTCCTCACGCTGTTCCGTTCATTCTCGGCCGCGGCGATGGGGATGGTTTCGGTGCCAGTCAAGTATGTTCGCCTAGCGGTCAAGTCCGCCACTGCTATCGGAATGGCAACCGCCAGTCGCTTTGCTGACCTGTTCCGTTCCTTCTCGGCTGCGGCCGTCGGGAACTCCGCCATGACCCGAGCCGTCATTGCCGTCCGCACGTTCGTCGCCAACCTCGTCGGTCTCGCCCGGGGCGACGTTCAGATGCCGTTCACCGCCCTCAACCGGATCACCACTGGTGGCCCGGCGGACTGGTCCCCCAACAACGGGGCCAAAACCATTTCCGGGGTCGTCCGTGACGCCACCGGCACCGCCTACGCCGGTGCCACGGTCGAGCTCATCCGAGAATCGGATGGGTTCGTGGCCGCCACCACCATCTCCGGTGCTGACGGCTCCTATTCCTTCACCCGTGACACGAACGATCCATACACCTACAGGGTTCTTGCTTGGGAGGACACCGGCACTCCCACCCAGGGTGTCTCAGCCCGAGGGCTAGTCCCCGTCTAGATCGGAGGGCGTCGTGGCTGATGTCCTCCTCTTCCCTGCTGAATCCAATCCCGAAGACGTCCGCCTCCGCGAAGGCGGTGTCGCCGAACCGACCACCTACACCGTTGCCGTCTCAGCCACCGCTGTCGGCGATGCCACCACCATCCAATCCGCCACTCACCTGGTGGCGGCGACGGCGACAGCAGTCGGCTCAGCCAATATCGGCACCGTTCTCAGCCTCGGCGCTCCGCCGGTTGCACTATCCAGTTTTGTCGGTGGTGGATATGCTCCCCCGCTCCGACCCCGCTGGCCCGTCACCAACCCGCAATCGGTGCGGGCCGACGTCACCTGCCAGCCCAGCCTGACCATCAAGGTCGACCCCGCCGGACGTCGTCTCGCACGCCGCCGGGAAGAAGACGAGTTCGTGCTCATCGGAGTTCTCTGAAGGAGGGCCCGTTTGCCTGCCATCGGATCCCACTCCAGCGGAACCAGCGATGCGACCTGGGACGCCGGCGCCAACGTCAAGGCCCTCCCTGCCGACGCCACCGCCACCACCTACCGGGCCATGTACGCCTGGCGTGACCCGGACGGCGACCCGGACACCCAGGCGGCCTACAAGTTCCCCCACCACATGGTCACCGGCGGGCGGCCCGGGGTGGCAAGCACCAAAGGCTGCTCGGCTGGCATCGCCGTCCTCAACGGCGGCCGAGGCGGAGCGGCCATCCCCAGCGGCGACCGCAAAAGGGTATGGAACCACCTGGCCGCCCACCTGCGAGACGCGGACCTAGAACCACCCCCGCTCCGCAGCCATGATCCTCGGAGGCTAACCATGAGGGCACCTAAGGACAACGTCTGCCGCGCCGCCCCCTTCGAGTTGCGGGGCGAGGACACCGGCGATGGGTTCACGCTGGAGGGCTACGGCGCCGTGTTCGGCAAGGTGGTCCGGATCGACTCGTGGGAGGGCCTGTTCGATGAGAAGATCGCCCGGGGTGCCTTCGCCAAGACCATCCAGGATCGCAAACCGGTCCTTCAGTTCGACCATGGCCGCGACGCAGCCACTGGTTCCGTGCCGATTGGTGCGATCGAAGAACTCAAAGAGGACCGGCGGGGCCTGTTCGTCCGGGCCCGCATGCACGACAACGCCCGGGTGGAGCCGATCCGCCAGGCGATCGCGTCGGGTGCCATCGACGGCATGTCGTTCCGGTTCCGGGTGATCCGCGAAGACTGGGACGAGTCGGATGACATCCCGGTGCGGACCATCAACGAGGTCGAGCTGTTCGAGTTGGGTCCGGTGGTGTTCCCCGCCTACGAGGCGACCACCGTCGGCGTGCGCTCCTTGCTCGCCGACCTGCCCGACGACGAGCGCTACCGGGTGCTCGCCGAACTCGCAGTAACGGTCGACGCCGCCCCTACGGGCACCTCGGCCGAGCAGGACCCTGACGCCGCCCAGCCGGGCACCTCAGGAGCCACGTACGGGGAACGCGAAGCGTTCTTCCGCACCCTCCTGATCGAAAAGGACACAGCATGAACTTGGAACAACTTCGAGAGCTCCTCGTCTCCACTGAGACGCGGATGCATGAGATCCACATCGGCGCTATTGATCGCGCCCTTGACGACACCGAACAGACGGAGTGGGACGGCCTCGTCGCCACCCTCGAAACCACCCGTGGGCAGATCGCCGGCATGGAGGCCCGCAACCGGGTCGCCGAGTCGATCAACCGGCCCGGTGGCACCGAGTCCGGCGACGGCGCCCGCGACACCGGCCCGAACTTCAACCGTTCCCACGACCCCATGGACGTTCTCGAGGATCGGGCGGCGACCCCCCGGCAGCTGGCCGACGCCGCCACCCGCGCCCTCGAGGACAAGGTGGAAGACCCGGACAACATGGCCCACGTCCGTGCCGTGCTCAAGCGGCACAGCTCCGACCGTGACTGGGTGCGGGGCATGATCCTCCGCGCCAGCGACGACTACACCAACGCCTGGGCCAAGGTGTTCACCGGCCGCGAGTACGCCCTCACCGCCGAGGAACGCGCCGCCCTTGGGGTGACCACCAACGCCAACGGCAAATTCCTCCTGCCCACCCACCTTGACCCGACCATCATCCTGACGTCGGCCATGTCCACCAACGAGATCCGCAAGATCGCCCGGGTGGTCACCCTCACCGAGGGCCAGCCAGCGTGGAACGGGGTCACCTCCGCCGGGGTGACCGCCTCCTGGGACGGCGAGCTCGTCGAGGTCTCCGACGACTCCCCCACCCTGGGGCAGCCGTCGATTGCCACCGTCCGGGCGCAGGCGTTTGTCCAGGCGTCGATCTCCGCCACCGAGGACATCGCCAACCTGGCCAACGACCTGCTCATGATGTTCAACGACGCCAAGGACCGCCTCGAGGGCGCCGCCCACGCCACCGGCGCCGGCACCACCGAACCCAAGGGCGTGTTCACCGCCGTCGCCGCGGTGACCGCCTCGAGGGTGGTCTCCACCACGGCTGCCACCATCGGCCTCGTCGACATCCACGCCGCCTACCGAGCCGTACCGGTCCGCTACCGGACCCGGTCCACCTGGGTCGGTAACCCCCTCTTCACCCTGGCCATCAAGGCGTTGGGTACGGCCGTCTCCGCCAGCTTCAGCGGCGACCTCACCGAACCCGTCGCCGGCCGCATCCTCGGCCACCCCCTCGTCGAATCCGACGACGCCCCATCCACCACCACCACCACCGCCCTCGACCAAGAGATCATGGTCGGGGACTTCTCCCAGTTCGTCATCGTCGACCGTCCCGGAGACATGGCCGTCGAATACATCCCCCATCTGTTTGCCACCGCCAACAACCTGCCCGACGGCCGCCGAGGCTGGTACGCCACCTGGCGTAACGGCAGCGACGTAACCAACGTCGACGCTTTCAGATTACTTGTGGACAAAACCTCGGCCTGAGTAACACCGCCCAGGTGGACCCGGCGCGCGAGTGGTCCCGCGCGTCGGGTGCCACCTGACGTTCATGGGAGCTTGCCATGCCGCATCCGAATGCCCCGGTCATCGTCCGCCACCCCGACGGCGGCATCCTCATCGTGTTGGACCCTGCCGTCGACTACGACCCGGATGACGTGCTGGTCAAGGCGTATCCGTGGGCGTTTGTGCCTGCCGACACGACCATCGTCGAATCGGTGGCGGTGGAGCAGGCCACTGCCGCCCCCGGCGAAAAACGGACTCGGGGCCGACCGAAGAAGACGGCGTGAAACCGGGGACGGTTGCCGTCGGGTTCCTCGACAACGGCGACTGGTCGGCGTGTTTCGGCCTGTCGTTGCTCAACCTGTCGCTGGCCGACGCCCACGGCCCCCGCCGACTGGTACCCGACGGGAAACTGCTGCGGAAACGGTGTGCCGCCGGCGGGCTGGTCGCCGCCCGCAACGAGGTGGCGGCGCAGACCCTCGACGCCACCGAATGCGAATGGCTGTTCATGGTCGACGCCGACATGGGCTTCGCGCCCGACACGATCGAGCGGCTGGTGGCCGCCGCCGACCCAGACACCCGCCCTGTCGTCAGTGGCCTCTGTTTCAAGCTCCACAGCGACGGACCCGGCGTCTTCCACGGCGAGAAGTACGTGATCCTTCCCACCGCCTTCGCCTGGGTGGACGAACCCGACACCGTCGGGTTCGCGCCACTCCGAAGCCTGCCCGACGACACGCTCCTTGAGGTGTCGGCCACTGGCGCCGCCTGCCTCCTCGTTCACCGCTCCGCTCTAGAGAAGGTGCGGGGCCGCTATGGCGACTGCTGGTTCGACCCTGTCACCCACCCGACTGGCCCCACCACGTTCTCTGAGGACCTGTCGTTTTGTATTCGGCTCGCTTCCGTCGACATCCCCATCTTCGTCCACACTGGCGTGGGCACCACCCACGACAAGGGCGGCGTGTTCCTCGACTGGGACGCTTTCGAAGCCCAGCATCTGGACGCCGACCTGGGCCGCCACCCCGAGGCTGTCCCCGCATGAGAGGAGCGTGAGGTGGCCGACATCCTCGACATCCTCACCCTCGCCGAAGCGAAACTGGCCCTGAACCTGTCGGGAACAACCAGCTACGACTCCGAACTACCCGCCTGGATCACCGGCGTGTCCCGGCTACTCGACTCCGAGTTTGGCCCGGTGGTGCGCCGAACCATCACCGGCGAAACCCACGACGGCGGATATTCCTCCATCCGCACCCGCCTCCGGCCCGTGACCTCGTTCACGTCCGTCACCGAATACGTGTCCACCACCGGCACCGCCCTCACCGTCGAAACCAACGCGTTGAAGCCGGCGTCGGCCTATTTCGCTGACACCTACGACCGGGATCCCACCCTGTTCTCCGGGCGGATCCGCCGCCGGGCCAGCGGCTCCGACACCGTCTTCGCCACCGGGTCGAAGAACGTGGCGGTCACCTATGTCGCCGGCCGGTTCGCTGACACCGCCGGCGTGGACGAGCGGTTCAAAGGTGCTGCCCGTCTCACCTTGGCCCACATGTGGATGAGCCAACGGCCGAGCCTCGCCCAGGTGGGTGAGTTCGAGGTGCCCACTCAGCAGTTCCCGCGGTGGGCGATGCCGAATGCGGTCCGCGAAATGCTCGCCGATGAGTGGCAATGGAAGCCGTTGGTAGCGTGAGCCAGTGCCAGAGATGCGGGCAGGAGGTACCTCCCCGAACACGTCCGGGTGGTACTCCCAAGAAGTTCTGCTCGAAGAGATGCAAGGACGCCGCGTGGTACGCAGACCACCAAGATGAGCAGCGCGAGTGGCGGACGGCGAACCGCGAACAACGGTGCGAGCTCATGCACCAGTGGTATCTGGCCAACACAGAACGACATCGAGCTGCCACTCAGCGTTGGGCAGCGGCCAACCCTGAGCGCGTACAAGCCTTCAGCCGTGAAACAGCCCGTCGCTGGCGGGCAGCGCACCCAGAAGAGGCCCGAGAAGCAGCACGTAAACGCCGGGCGTTGAAGAAAGGTGCGGCGGTAGTCGAGCAGATCTCCCTTGATGTGCTCTTCGAACGCGATGGGCGCCGCTGCCATATCTGCAAGAAAATGCTGACTCGTTCCAAGGCATCAGTAGACCACCTCGTCCCGTTGTCGCACGGCGGCGAGCATTCGTGGGCGAACGTGGCGTTGGCTCATCGTTCGTGTAACTCGAGACGTGGGGCGGGGCGGCTACCGGCGCAGCTCAGGTTGGTCGGATGACTACTGGAACGTCGTTGATAGTGGTAAAGCAAAGCCTGGTCACGGCGTTGCGGGCCCGGGCCGGCCTCGCTGGCGTCCAGGTCCTCTACGCCTCCGACGATTTCCCCTCTGGCGACGACCACGTCGAGGACGAATCGATCTGGCTGGGGGATACCGAGTGGCTCGAGTCGGAGATTCCGGTGTTCAACACCGGGACGAAGAAGGTCGACGAGGTGTACGAGCTGGCGTGGGTGGTGCAGGTCGTCAAGGCCGACGGGTCCACCCAGGAAGCCACTGACGTGCGGGCCAAGGCGATCCTTGTCGAGTTGCAGCAGGCGTTGGCGGAGACCCCGCAGCTTTCGGTGGCGACGTTCTGGGCGCTGATGCGGATGCGCCGCCACGCCACCGGCCAGGTCCTCTCCGGACCCGGACACGGCTCCCGGTTCGAAGGTGTCATTGAAGTGAAAGCCCGGCTCGCCCCGTAAGGAGCGTCATGAAGCTCAAGTACGTAGGGCCGCATGAAGCGGTCGAGATCCCTGCCCTCGGCATGACCGTCGAAGCCGGCGAGACCGTCGAAGTCACCGGCGACATGGCCGAGGAGTTTTTGAAGCGGGACGACTGGGTGCGGACCGACAAGCCGAAGACCGGGAAAGGTGACAGCGCATGAGCGGCTCAGGACTCAACGCCCAGCTCGGGTTCGTAGCGGAGTCGACCTACGGAACCGCGGTTACGGTCACGAAATTTTTGGAGTTCGTGAACGAAACGATGGAGGCAGACGTAGAAAGGATTCCGTCTGCTGGGCTCCGGGCTGGCCGGCGGGTCCAACTGTCCTCCCAGTGGGCCGTGGGGCGGAGCTCCGCTGGCGGCGACATCGAACTCGAACTCTCCAACGTCGGCCAGGGGCTCCTGTGGCTCCACGCCATGGGGTCATCGACAACCAGTGGCAGCGGACCCTATGTCCACACCTACAAGCCAACCGACCTCCAGACGTTGTTCATGACGATACAGATCGGGAAACCGTTCATCGGTGGGACCGTCCAGGCGTTCACCTACACCGGCTGCAAGATCGCTGGCTGGGAGCTCTCCGCGTCCGCCGGGGAAATCGCCATGGTCACCTTCAACATCCTGGCCCAGGCCGAATCGACCGCTATCGCTCTGGCGACGGCAACCTATCCGGCGACCTATGCGCCGATGACATTCGTACAGGGCGTCCTGTCGTTGGGCGGGTCGGCTGTCGACGTGCGGGAGATCACCATCTCGGCAGACAACGGTTTGAAGGACGACCGGTACTTCATCAAAGGGAGTGGACTGCGGAGCCAGCCGATCGAGTCGGCGAGGCGCGAATACACGTGGTCGGCGGAGATGGACTTCGTCGATCTGACCGCCTACAACCGGTTCAAGAACGGCACCGAGGCGGCGCTCACCCTCACATTCACCAACGGTGCCGACATTTTCCAGGTGGCCGGCAACGTCAGAACCGACGGGTCGACCCCGACGGTTGGTGGCCCGGACATCTTGGCCCAGCCGTTGTCGGGCCGGTTCGTGGCGTCGGGAGCGACGGACGATACGGCGATCAAGATCGTCCGGACGACCAGCGAGGCGACGGCGACGGCATGACCGACAAGGAGCGGTTCCTCAAGGCACGTCTCCCCGAACGAGACGTCGACGTCGATGGCGTGGGGACGGTCCGGGTGCGGAGCCTGTCCCGGGCTGAGGCTGGTCGCCTCAAGGAGTTCGTGGACAACCCGGAGGCGGGCGAGGTGTTCGTCCTCGCTACCGGTTTGGTCGACCCGGTCTTGTCTGAGGATGAGGTACGCCAGTGGCAGGCGGCGGCCACGTCGGCGGAGGTGGAGGAGGTGACGACCGCCATCTTGGGCCTGTCCGGGTTGTTGGGTGACGCCATCGGGGATGCCAGACGGTCCTTTCGTCCGCAACCCGGAGCGGCAGATGGAGTTCCACCTGGCCCGGACGTTGGGGATGACGGTGGGCCAGTTGCGTGAGGAGATGAGCAGCGCCGAGTTCTTCGAATGGTGGGGTTTCCTGGCCTGGGAGATGGCGGAGGCCAAGAAGGCCGAGCGGAAGGCACGGGGCCGTGGCTGACGAGATCACCATCAAGGTCGAAGGGCTTCGCGACCTGAACAAGACCTTGAAGCGTCTGGCTGATGACGCCCCGAAGGCGCTGCGGCAGGCCAACCTGGCCGCCGCCAAAGCGATCGTGGCCGAGGCCCTGCCCCACGTCCCCGTCGGTACCTCCCAGTACGACCGTCACCAGGGGGCGCTGAAGAAGTCGGTCAAAGCACTGGCGTCGGCTACGGCGTCGCGGATGAAGGCCGGCTCGGCCGCCGTGCCCTACGCCCCGGCGGTCCACTGGGGTACTGGCCCCCGCCCGGGCCTGAAGGGACCGCACAACATCAAGCGCAACGCCTTCCTGTGGAATGCCCGTCAGAGGCTCCTGAAAGAGGTTAGGGACGAATACGAGAAGGAGCTCGAGGCCCTGATCACCAAGACGGTGAGGGGCCGGTAGATGGCATCGCCCGTAGTTGTCAGTGTTCTCGGCAACGTCAAGAACCTCCAGGACGCGTTGGACAAGGGGGCCAAGTCCACTCAGTCGTTCGGGGACAAGGTCCACGCAGCCGGTCAGAAGATGACCGCGTTCGCCACCGTCCCCATCGCCGGGTTCCTGGCCCTAGCCACCAAGGCGGCCATCGAGGACGCCGCCGCCCAGGACAAGTTGGCCACGGTGGTGAAGAACCTGAAGGGTGATTCCGACGCGCTGGTGAAGACGGTGGAGGAGCAGATCCTCAAGTTCCAGAAGGTGTCCACCTTCACCGATGATCAGCTCCGCCCCGCCTACCAGAACCTCCTGGTGGCCACCAAGGATGTGAAGCAGACCCAGGATCTGATGACGGTGGCGATGGACGTCGCCGCCGCCAAGGGCCTGGATCTCGAGACGGTGACCAAGGCCATGGCCAAGGCCCACGACGGGAATACGGGGGCCCTCTCCAAGCTGGGTATCGCCGTGAAGGACGCGTCGGGGGAGACCCTGTCCTTCGAGCAGATCATGGCCAATGCCACCAAGACGTTCGGGGGCTCGGCCCAGGCGGCGGCGGAGACCACCTCGGGGAAGATGCAGAACCTCAAACGCGACCTCGGGGAGCTGACCGAACAGATCGGGACGGTCATGCTGCCCATCGTCCAGCAACTGGCAGACAAGCTGCTGCCGGTGATCCAACGGTTCTCAGAGATGGACGCCGGCACTCAACAGATGATCGTGGGGGTGGGTCTGGCCGTGGCGGCCATCGGCCCCCTGTTGACGTCGATCCGTTCTATTCACACGGCGTTGACGTTCCTGGCCGCCCATCCGATCATCCTGTTCTTGGCGTCCCTCACCCTCGCCATCAACGACGTGAAAAAGAGTTGGGATGACCTTCAAAAGGGCATCTCGCCCAAGGGTGGTATCCCCGGATCGGGGATCAGCGTCCTCGACCGGTTGACCGGCGGGAAGCTCCTCAACCCGATCCGTAATGTCCTCGGTGATTTCGGGAACCAACTGATGGGCCGAGCCGGTGGCGGCCCGATTTCGGGTCCGGCGATCGTGGGGGAACGCGGACCGGAGCTGTTCCTCCCGTCTGGGTCGGGGCGGATCGTCCCCAACCATCTGTTGGGAGGCGGTGGGACGGTGATCAATGTGACGGTCAACGGGGCGTTGGATCCGGTGTCGGTCGGCCGGCAGATCATCGGCCTGATCCAGGCCGAGCAGCGCCGCACGGGGACGCTGGTGGCCTGACATGGCCATGCCAACCGTCATTCTTGAAGTCGCCTTTACCACCGACCCGGGTGCCACCCCCACGTGGACGGACATCTCCGACTACCTACGGGAGTTCACCATCCACCGGGGGAAAACCGGCGAGCTGGACCGCTACGCCGCCGGGCGGGCCACGTTCGTCCTCGCCAACGAAGACCGCCGCTTCGACCCCATGTACACGTCGAGCCCTTATTCCCCCAACGTGGTCCCCATGCGCAAGGTCCGGCTCCGGTCCACCTACGCCGCGGTCACCTACGACGAATTCACCGGCTACGCCGACGGATGGTCCCAAACCTACGAACACCCCCAGGAGGCCCGCTGCACCCTCACCGCCACCGACGCCTTCAAGGTCCTCGCCAACATCGAACTCCCCTCGTCGGCCTACGCCACCGAGGTGCGGGCCGACAGCCCCTCACACTGGTGGCGGCTGGGGGAACCGGCAGGATCCACTCTGGCCCTCGACACCATCGGCACATCCCATCTGAGCGCCTTCGGATCCCCCACGTTCGGGGCGGCCGGTCTTACCGTCCGTGACCCGGACACCGCCGTCACCCTCCCCGGTGTCGCAACCCAACGATTCGAGGTGGAGACGGCGGCGGGACCCACGGGCACCGACTGGACATTCGAATTCATCATGAAACAGGCGCCGTTCACGTCGGCTGGGGCGGCGGCCAGCGGTGTCATCTACTCCTCCCAGGCGTATGCGGTACTCAACGTCGGGGTGTTCGCCGTCTTCGTCATGGCATCCGATTCGGGGGTCTCCCCCAACAAACTGGAAGTGGTCATCAATGACAACCTCGGGTACACGGGCGCGACCGTCGCCGACAGCACCCCCCACCATGTGGCGATCACCCGGTCGGGGGCGACCACTCTCGTCTACGTAGATGGCACGTTGAGTCTGACAGTCCCGGCCTACACCGCCGGGGCCACCACCGCCGACACGGTCGCCCGCCTCTTCCCCGTCCTCAGTGGGTCATACAACGCCCTGAGCGGCACCTACGACGAGATCGCCATCTACCCCACGGCCCTATCCGCGGCGCGGATCGCCGCCCATTCTTCCGCTAGGGCAGTCGCCTGGTCGGGGGAGACCTCCGGGGCCCGCGTCGGCCGGATCCTCGACGCCGCCGGCTGGGCGTCGGCCGACCGCAACATCGACACCGGAGTTGCCACCCTCCAAGGCGCGGACCTCGGAGGCAACGCGCTCGCCGCCCTCCAGAAGGTGGAGGAAACCGAACAGGGTCGCCTGTTCGTCACCGGCGACGGCAAGGTCCGCTTCATCGCCCGGGACAAGCTCCTCCAGGCCCCCTACACCACCTCTCAGGCCACCTTCGGGGATTCCGGCGCCGAGCTGGAATACGAGGACCTCACTTACCGCTACGACGACTCGCTCATCTTCAACGAGGCGGTCGTCTCCCGGGCGGACGGCACCGCCCAGACGGTAAAGGACGCCACCTCCCAGACCCGCTATCTGCGCCGCACCAGGGTTGTGGACGGGCTCCTCCACGTCTCCGACGCCACCTCGGTGGACCTAGCGAACTGGATCGTCGCCCACTACAAGGACCCCCTGCTGCGGGTCACCGACCTGACCCTGCATCCCACCGCCGGCAACGAGACCACCCACTTCCCCCAGGTCCTCGGCCGGGAGCTGGCCGAGCGGGTCACGGTGCGGCGCAAACCGCAGAACCTAGGGACGGTCATCGACCAGGCGGTGGCCATCGAAGGCATCGAACATTCGGTGAGCGCGGTGGACTGGGTCACCCGCTGGAACCTGTCCCCGGCGGAAACCGAGACCTACTGGATTCTCGGCGTGGCCGGAGCCTCCGAACTTGGTGAAACCTCAAGGCTGGCGTTCTGATGGCATACACGGCCCCGACCACCCGCTCCACTGGCAATCTGATCACCGCGTCGATCTGGAACACCGACCTAGTCGACAACATCTCGTTTCTGGCCAATCCGCCGGCGTGTAAGGCGACGAGAACCAGCACCCAGGCCATCGTCACCGCCACCGCCACCGCCATCCAATTCAACGCCGCCGACGCCTACGACACCGCCTCCATGCATGACACGGTCACCAACAACACCCGGGTGACCATGGCCACGGCTGGTCTCTACGTGATCGTCGGCTACACCGAATGGGAGTTGAACGCTACCGGCACCTACCGGCAGGCTCGCCTGCGGGTCAACGGGACAACTGCCATCGCCATTCAGACTCATTCGGCGGGGACCCTCTCCGCCAACACCGCCTACGAGACCAGCCTGTCGACCATCTACAAGGCGGCCGCGAACGACTACGTGGAACTGGTCGTTCAACACGACCGGGGTGCGAACCTCAACGCTTGGAACGCCAACGCCCTCTACCTGGCTGTCACCTGGGTCGGCCTCGGCTGACCCTAGAGAACCCACCCCATGGCTGACGCCACCGCCCGCGGCTGGGGAGCCGGCTGGCCCACTGACCGCCGCCGCGACATGACCCGGGCCAGCGCCGGTGACGTCACCGTCCTCGTCCACAAGGAGATCGCCGAGCTCGTCAGTTGGCTGCTCGCCGAAACCGAACGGCACGGCTACGACCTCAGGGCCGGCCAATGCTGGGGGTACGCCAACCGGGCTATCGCCGGCACCAAGCGGCCGTCGAACCACTCTTGGGGCCTCGCCGTTGACCTCAACGCCCCGTCGAACCCGCAGTCCCGCGATCTCATCACCGACATGCCCGCCTGGTTGCCGGGGCTGTGGAAGGCGTGGGGCTTCGGGTGGGGCGGCGACTACCAGGGACTCAAAGATCCGATGCACATGGAGTTCATGGGCAGCCCCGACACCGCCCGGGAACTGACGGCACGTATTGGTGACGAGCGATCAGTCCCTGTGCCGACATCACCCCCGACCGTCACTGATTTTCCTGCTGGGGAGGACCGCATGATGCGCTACGACCTGCAGATCACCTTGGACGACAAGGGCAACGGGTGGGCCCGGGTCGATGTCCCCGCCGGCCACGTCGTCTCGCTGGTTGCCCACGGCCCCTATCCGCCCAGCGACAACTACTGGCAGCTACCCGCGCTGGGCCGGCAGGACCGCGACGGCGACACCGTCGTCACCGCCACCGAAGGCCCGCCGGGTGGGACGGTCAACGTCACCATGTGGGCCCTTGACCAATGACCTGATGTGGATCGCCGCGGGGACCGATCCGCTCCTCTTCGCCCAGTACGGCATCCTCGGTGTGGTCGTCATCGGATTCATATCCGGCTGGTTGTGGGCGAAGCCATCGGTGGATCGGCTTCAACGGGACCTCGACGTGGCCATCCAGCGCCTCGACGAACGCAACCGGTTCGACCGAGAAGTGGTCGTCCCCGCCATCACCTCCAACTCAGACCAACTCGAAGAAGTGGTGGAGGTCATCAAGGCCAACGCCGACGTGATGAAGCGCTGCACCGATCACATGGACAAGGAGGATCGTCGCCGTCGGAGCACCCCGTGACATGGCGACCAGCCTGGCTGGATCGGCGCCGGGCCCAGCGGGTCGAACTCGCCATCCGCCTCGAGGAGTCGAACCAGACCCTCTACGAGTTGGCCGATGTGATCTTGAAACTGCGGGCTGTCACCGAGAACGTGGAGGACACTCTGGCCAGGATGAAGGACGAACAGTGAGGGTGGTCGTTATCGAAGATCACATCATGACGGCCAATCTCTACGGGTTCCTGCTCGGGGAACGGGGCCATGAGGTGGAGGTGATCACCGACGGGTTTGAGCGGCTCATCTCCGCCCGCTGGCCCTGGGACGAAATCGACGTGGCCGTCGTCGATCTGCGCCTCCCACCCGGCATCCAGGGGGAGGTCATCATCGGCTGGCTGGCCACCCACCACCCCCGTGTGCGGACGGTGGCGGTGACGGGTTACGAGCAGCGGGGCAGCCAGGCGTCGGTGCTGCTGGTCAAGCCGGTCACGGCGGAGGAGTTCGTTGACACGGTGGAATCCCCGCCCGCCTCGGGACAGAGCCAAGCCAGCCCGCGCCCGATGGCGGGCGGGGAGGGGACATGACCGACCATCCGGGCCCGCCCGACGGGATGGAACGCCGCCGGGAACGCCAGACCGATCTCGCCCAGGCGATGGCCGACGTCGTCGAGCTCCAGGAGAGCGTGACCACCCTGGCGGGGGCGGTGAGCAAGATCATCCCCGAGCAGGTCGGCTTGGGCGTCGACGCCATCAAGGTGCTGTTGACCAAGTTTGCCATCATGCTCGGCGTCTTCTTCGTGCTGCTCATGATCGCCAACCAGCTGTTCGTGGCCCACATCGTCAGCGAGGGCCACGAGGACCGGAACCAGATCATCGACGTGAACACCTGCATCCACGCCAAGGCGGCGGCCGGCACCGCCTTCGACGACGCCCAGATCGCCTGTGAGGAGCAGTACCGATAGGAGATGCGATGAGCCCAGCGTGGTCGCGTGGGTTGAAGAAGGGCGCGCGTACGGTTTTCCAGCTGGCCGCCGGGGGGGCGCTCACGGCCGCTGTAAACGTTCTGGCCGACGGGTTGGCCTCCAACACCAAGGTGCTGGTTCTGACGGCGTGGACGGCTCTTGTGGCCGTCCTCCAGAACAGCCTGGAGGCTTCGGGAAAGGTGCCGGTGCTGTTGCCGTCGCCGGCGCTGGTCACCGACGCCCCGGGAAAGATCGTGGGCCGGGCCGGTGCCGTCGTGGAGATGGGGGTAGATCAAACAGGGGACCTCGTGGGAGAGGTCACCGATGTGGTTGGGGACGTACTGGGGAACGGAGACCACGCATGAGAAGACTCCTGCTGGGGTTGACGATCATTACCGCGAGCCTGTTAGGACCACCCGTCTACGCCGACAACGGGCAGCGTTGCAACGAGCAGGGCCGCTGCTATCACGAGAATCCCGCCCCTGACGAATGCCGCAAGGACTGCGGCGACCAAGAGGAAGGCGGAAAGAAGGAAAAGTGCGTCGGCTGGATCGCCATCTGCGGCAACAAGTTCCCTGACCTGCCTGGTCAGCCTGCGCAGCCCGCGTCTCTCTTCCCTCCCAATCCCGCAAAGATCGGCGAGTACATCGGCGCCGGCTTTCAAATCGGCCTCGACTTCGCCAAGGCCCTCACCGACGTGATCGTCACCTTCATTGGTTCGATCGGCAAGTTCCTCGCCTGAGAAGGGAGGAGACGACGTACCAGTACCGCGCCGTCGTCCTCAAGGTCGTTGACGGCGACACCGTCCACTTAGACGTCGAGCTGGGATTCGACATCAAACGCCGCGACAGCTTCCGGCTCTACGGCATCAACGCCTCCGAGATGAGCACCCCCGAGGGCGTGGCGGCCCGAGAGTGGCTCGTCGGCCGCCTGGAGCACGGCGCCCTCATCATCACCACCCATAAGGACCAGCGGGAGAAGTACGGCCGCTACCTAGCCACCTTGTGGATCGACAACGTCAACCTGAACGAGGCGATGGTCGAAGCAGGCCACGCCGTGGTCTATCCGTAGACACACAAAGAGGAGGCGTCCCCTTATGACCGACATCCTGGCTGGACTGACCAAGGTCGCCGACCTCGTCGACTTGGGCCACGACGCCCTGTTGACCGTCCTCGCCGAGATCATTGACGGAATCGGCACCGGCACCGAATGGACCGGCGAGCAGATCGACCGCCTCGGCGAACTCGAGGGCAAGCTGGCCGACAAGCTGCGGGCACTACGGGGCGGGTGATCCCTATGGCTTTCGGGCTGCCGAAACCAGCGGAACTGAAAGCGCTCTTCGACGCCAAGTTCGGTGAGCTGATCGCCAAGCTGGACGAGATGCTCGCCGAGCTGCGGCTCATCCGAGAGCAGGTGAGCCAGCGATGAGCCAGACCCGGCCCTCACGGAAGGAGCGCCGCGCCAAAGCCGAAGCGGAGAAACATCCGTCCACGGAGCGGATCGAGGTGGAGGACATCGACGAGATCCTCGCCGGGGTGGACGCCATCTTGGAGGAGAACGAACTCGAGGTCACTCGGACGTTCAGACAACGGGGCGGCGAATGAAGGACTGGGGTGGCGTCCTCTACGCCCTGCTCGTCATCATCGCCTTGCTCGTCTTGCTGGCGCTCGTTGGTGTCCGATTCGATGTGGTGATGAGATAGGAGGGTCGACACCTCCGCCCTATGCAAGCAAAGGCGAGACGCGAAGCCGCCCCCCAGACGGGGGGCGGCTCGCCCTTTGTCAGGAGGCTCTAGCTGCAGTTCTGTACGCAGACATCTTGACCGACGCTCAGATTCCAAGAGGTGTCATCGTTGATGCTGAATTCCCGGATCTGGATGTAGTGGCGACCATTGACTCTGGGGTGGAGAGTGAGGACGCCGCTCTGACCGGGGTTGGCGCTGACGTAGTCGAGGATGGTGCCGGTGTCGTATTCGTAGACGGCGAAGTTGCATCCGGCGGAGTAGTCCGATGCCTGACCGCAGTGCCACTGCATCGTCGTCGTCGTCGCCACCAGTTGGAACGGTTGTGAATCGGTGCTCCCCGTCCCTGCGGTGTCAAAGATCGTCCGCGACTGGTAGACCGGCGGAGGGGGCGGGTTCCCAATGGCGGCGATAGAGACGACCGGGTGCGCCGGCGGATTGTTGCCGAGGGACCCGTAGAAGGGCACGTCCCCGAAGGTGAAGACACCGCCGTCCTCGGCCACCATCAGGTAGCCGCCGCCGGTGGGGCTGGCCACCATTCCTGAGATCGGCTTGTTGAGGCGGAGGTTCCCGGTGGAGCCATGGAAGGGCGCCTCGAAGGTGAAGATGCCGCCGTCGGAGGCGACCAGCCAGTAGCCCACCCCGTCAGGGTCGGGGGCGAGGGACATGACCGGCTTGTTGAGCTTCTTGTTGCCCGTCGAGCCGTAAAACTTGGCGTCGCCGAAGGTGAAGACCCCGCCATCAGAGCCGACCATGTAGTAACCCTGCCCGGTCGGGGTGGCCACGGCGTCGAGGACGGGCCCGTTGAGCGGGGTGCCGGCCAGGTCGCCGAAATGCTGGGCGTCGCCGAAACGGAACACACGGCCCTTGCTGGTGAACAACCAGTAGCCCTTGCCGGTGGGCGTGGCCGCCATGGTGGTGTAGTCCTCGTCAAAGGGGACGCTTGGGGCGATGCCGAAGTAGCCGGCGTCGCCGTAGTTGTAGACAGACCCGGCGGCGCTGAGGACCCAGTAGCCGTTTCCGGATGGCGTGGGGGTGATCTTGACCCGGCCGGGGATGGAGAAGGGCGAGCCGAGCTGCTCGGCGCCGCCGAAGGCGTAGACCTGGCCGTCGGCGGTGAGCATCCAGTAGCCGGGGCTGGCGTGCGCGGCGTGGGCGGCGGGCGGGGAGATGAAAAGGACGCTGGCCGCGAGCGCGGCGGCCAGGAACATTCTGCGTACGATCTTCATGCTGATCTCTCCTGACAGAGGTTGGCCGTGCCCCGGGCTGGTGACACAGCGCCGGGGCGTTGATGTCTTCCTACAACGTTGGTATCGGCTGGCCGTGACGGCAGGTGAACCGCAAACCTGCTGGGAAGCTCAGCCAGATCCTGTCCATGGTTGTCCATGATCTTGCGCGTCGCCGCAGGTCAGAGTCTGCCGCTGTGGCCTTTGGTGGCGGCGAATTCCGGCGAATTCCCGTAGGAACGGGTGGGGTCCTCGACCTTGCCAAGGTTGGGGTCGCGGGTTCGAATCCCGTCGTCCGCTCCAACAAAACAGCAGGTCAGAACCCATATTACGCCCCCGGTCAACCGCCGGGGGCGTTTCGCTTGTCCATGGGTCTGTCCATGAAGTTCTGCTGTCCCTACCAGCAGGCGTAGTCAGAGGCTCCTGATTTGAAAAGAAAGCGTTCACGATTGCTAACCATCGCGAACGGGTTCTGACCAGCGCCTCCGCCACCTGAGGTCGCACCTTCCATCCATGTAATTCGTTCAGGATCAGCGTGGAGGGAGTCACGCGGGGCTTCACATGACCGTAACTACAAATGTGCCGGATGCCCTCTAGATACGCTAGAGCCTACGTGGTACGCTCTAGCCCCTGTAATCCACCACGGAGGACCTCCGAATCATGGAAGCCACCGGCCCCTACCAGCTGCTCCCTCCGCTCACTGCCGATGAGTACGACGCACTCAAGGCTGACATCCAGCGTCACGGCATCCGGGAGCCCATCGAATACGACACCGACGGCAATGTCCTCGACGGCCACCACCGCCTCCGTATCGCCGAAGAGCTCGGTCTCACCCAGTTCGACACCCGCTTCCTGCCCTTCAAGAACGAACGCGAGAAGCGCGAGCACGTCTTGGCCGTCAATCTGCTGCGGCGGCATCTGACGCCCAAACAGAAGCGAGAGATCGCCGCCAAACTGCTGAAAGAGAATGCCAAGCGGAGCGACCGAGATGTCGCTCGGCTTGTTGGTATCGACCACAAGACAGTCGCCGACGTGCGCACCCAAGCTGAGTCGCGTGGGGAACTTCCCCACGTCGCCACCCGAGTCGATTCGAAGGGTCGTCAGCAGCCAGCTCAGAAGCCGAAGAAGCGGGCAACGGCGCCGGAGGACACGAGCCAGCCGAACTCGCCCGCTCCCGTGATGCAGCCGGCGTTGGTTGTTCAAGCCGCGAAACCAACCAACGGAGCGGCACCGACGGTGGCGCCTTCACCTCTGCCCCTTGAGGCCACCCGTGAGGAACGCGCCGAGGCCACCGCCTTTGCCAAGGAGCTCTCCGTTGTCCTCGAGCGGGCCATGGCGCGCCGCCCCGACGTGTTCATCCAACTCGCCAGCCCAAAGACGCGAGACCAGCTTCTCGCCCAGCTTCACAGTTTCAGTAGGTGGGCGGCGGCTGCCGCCGCCGTCTAAGAAAGGAAACACCCGTGCTTCTCATTGACCCCAACGCCAGGCGCCGTGCCTATGAACGGCCCGACCTTCACATGGAGACGATGGGAATAGTCGACAACGGCGTCCTGATCGACCGGACCTACCGCCATGCCGCCCCAGGCCAATGGGTCCGGGAACTCGCCATCAACGGCATCGAGGCCGGCGCCACCAGGATTCACTTCGGTGTCGACTGGGGCCATGTTGACGAGTGCGTCGCCCGCGGTGAACGACCTGCGTACCGTCTTCTGTACCAGGACAATGGTTCGGGTATGGAACCGACTGAGGAGTTGATCCACTACTTCAACAACCTGAGCGCGAGCTCCAAGGCGATGGGTGAGCACGGGAACTTCGGGATGGGCGTCAGGGTGACGATGCTCCCGTGGAACGGGCACGGCCTAGCTGTCATGTCATGGCAGGACAGCGACGGCGGGATGATCGTCCTCGGAGGAGACAAGAACGGTAACTACGGCGTCGTCAAGCAGCGCGCGGTCGACATCTACGGCATCGAAGCCGACATCAACGTCGTGGAACCACCCCGTCAGTATCAGCCGCTGGAAGGCGGGACCGGGGTGAACCTCGTTGCCATGGGCAGGACGGGGAGAGAGAACACCTTCTTTGGTCCGCCGGAGGATCAGCGACTGCGGGCCTATCTGTGGGCGCTCCAGCGCCGGCTCTTCGAAATTCCCGAGAGCATCGAAATCACCTGCGATGAGCTCCCGTCGATGGATGTGGACTCTTGGCCGGACGGTGATGCTCGGCGCAGTGACCGTGGGGTATCAACGAGGCGCCGGATCACAACCATGGCGAGTCTTCTCGAGAAGTTGACACCCGTTGGTCACAGCGGGTCGGTGCCGTTGTCCGACGCGGAGGTGTACTGGTGGCTCTTGCCGCCCGCCGAGCGTCGGCCACGAAGCAGCGCATCCGGGGTCTTCGCCTACATGGGATTGGTGGCCACCCTGTACGAGGACGAGCGGATCGGCGTCAAGGAGGTGTACGACCTCATCGACAATGCCAGTCTCCTCAGCCAGCATGCCGCTCGATTCAAAATGTTCGGGGTTCCGTTCACCAAGGTTCAGCAGCGCCTCGTCCTTCTCGTCCAGGCTCGCAAGGCCATCCGCCAGGCGGCCATCGCGGGTGTCGAGCCCGATCCGAGCAGGCGCGGACTCGTCTACAGCGACGGACCGCACGTGACGGAACTGCCTTGGAACCGATGGGGTGAGGAGTTCAAGGCGGCGATGCCCGCGGTGGTAGTGGCGGCGCTCAACGAACAGTACGCGCGACTCGAAGCCGCCGACCCGACGGAACGCGTCAAGCCGTACCTCGACCGCATGCGCCAACCCGTGCTGCGGCGTTCACTGAACGGTAAGCACCGTGCCGCCCTCGACGACTTCAACCTCGAAGGAGGGCAGACGGGGACACAGGAGCCGACGACGGTTGGCGCGCCGCCAAGCGGTAACCAAGGGAACGCCGGCGGCACCGCTGGTCATGATGTCACCCGTATTGAGCGGCCTCGGGCGAAAATCAAGACCGCGGCCGTGAATCCGAGGACCAACCTGCCGAAGGTCCTGTGGATCTACGGTACGAACGACGTGTCGATCAATCCTGGGGCGGCCGCAACCTACGACGTCGTCAACCATGCGGTGTACGTGGACGGCAACTACGACGTCTTTTCCGAAGTCCGCGACTACTACCTGTCGCACTACGACACGCCCGGTGTCGAGGTGACCGTGAAGAACGCTGTCGAGACCGTCTACGGGGCGAAGTTCGCCGCTCGCATCTTCCACGCCTGGGCCAAGAAAGGCTCGGCGGGCTGGAGTCAGGACTTCTTCGAGCTCGTCTTGTCCGACGGTGGCATGACCGGATGGGTCCTCGGTCTCGAGGACGCCGATGAATCGATCCGCCGGATCGTCACCGGGCGGCACGGTGCACTCAAGAAGCCGACCTTGGCGAAGTCCGCTTAGATGGAGGAAAGGCGCCATATGCTCTCCGCGGTGTCCGACAAGGAATTGCCGGTCGAACGCCAGACGTACACCATCGCTGAGGCCGCCCGGATCCTTGGTGTCAGCAAGGAGACGCTCTACAAGGCGGCGGCCCGTGGTGATCTTCCACACATCCGATTCGGTAAGCGCGTGCTCATTCCTCGCGCGTTCATTGAGCGTCTGCTGTGCGGGGAACAGACCTTCGAATCGAACGGCGATCCCGACGAGGTGGGCGAGTCATGAGAGGCTCGAAGCGTCTCCGGGGCAGGTCGTGGCAGCTCCGTGCCTACGCTGGCACCAGCCCCGGAGGTGGCGAGCGGTGGCTCTCTGAGACTTTGCCTCCTCGGAAGACCGCCGACGGGCCCGTGCCGATCCCTGAGCGCGAGGCTGATGAAGCACTGGCCCGGCTCATCGCGCGGGCCGCCCGTCTGCGGGACGGCGGAACGGTCAGCCCTCGCAAGCAGAAGGCGGGGGTACTCACGGTCCGGGAAGCGTTCGAGGCGTGGCGGGCGCACGCCAAGCCGAACCTCGAGCCGAATGGTGCCGACACCGATGAGGATGTTCTCCGGAGCTATGTCTATCCGCACCTAGGCGATGTCCAGCTGTGGCGCCTCCGGCCTGATCAGCTCGCCGCCCCGGGCGACCCGGACCATGACCAGGATCTCGTCTCCCTGACCGCCTTCTATGCCATGTTGGCGGAGCGTGGCACGGCCGGCCGCCGTTACCGGGACGGCACCGTCAGGGGCGCTGGTCGGCCGCTGGGTTCGCAGACGATCCGGCGGGTGCATGGGACGATGAGCCGGGCGTTTGACTATTGCGTCGACCGAAATTGGATCCGCTCGAACCCGGCGGTGGGCGCCAAGCTGCCTCCGGTGGTGAAGCGGGTGGCGACGACCCCGTCGGCGGGCGGCCTGGCCGCGTTCATCCGCTGGCTCGAGCACGACGCCCCCGAGGTGCTCTGCTTTCTCGACCTGATGAACTCCGGGGCCCGGCGGGTTGACATGGGCCTCCAATGGCTGGAGGTGTCCTTCGGCGCTGAGGGTGGGGGGGCGGTGACGTTTGGGGCCCGGGGACTGATCACCAGCCGGGGCCCGGACGGCAAGCCGGTGGTGTTGGTGCGGACGACCCCGACCCGGAAGCGGCGGCTGCGGACCGTGGCGCTCGATCCGGTGGCCGCGGGGCGACTGCTGGCGCTGCGCACGGCCCAGGAGGTGCGGGCCGCGCTGGGAGACGTCGAGCTCCGCCAGGACGCCTTCGTGTTCCCGGCGCCCACCGCGATCGACGGTGGCCAGCCCCGGGATCCGAACTGGTTCTCGGGAGCGTTCCGCTACGCCAAGAAGCGGGCGGCGAAGGCGGGGCTTGAGGGGCTGGAGAAGGTGCGGCCCTACGACGTGCGACACTTCATGATCTCCCAGCTGCTCGCCCATGGTGAATCACCGGCGGTGGTGGCCGAGCGGGCGGGGAACAGCCAGCGGACCATGGACGCCTTCTACCGCCACGCAGTCCCGGCCCGGGATCAGGCGGCCGCGGAGCTGATGGCCAGGATCCTGCGGGACGCCGGTTCAGCTAACGGTTAGATACCGCCCGGAAACTTCTAGGCATGTGAACGACCGTTAGCGCAGGTTGTTCCAGTTGCAGCGCGTTTTCCACAGGGTTGATTGATATTTGAACGTTGCGCCGCGCTTACGCAACAGGGAACAATTGGTGGCCGAGAGAGGGAAAGGCAATGGGCGCTGCTTCGTAGTTTTCGTCGCAATAGAATTGAGGCCATTGCATGGAACGATGCGCCCAGGCGGCTCTGGCAGCTCTCTCTGACCTCTCCCGGAACGTGGTGTCAGATTCACTGACGTTGGCCCGACGTCAACGGGAGCTCGACCGTCAATCTCGCCGACTCGAGGACATCGGCCGTGAACTGCGAACCCTCATCGCCGTTTTGAGCGACGTCCCTCATCGTTCGGAGGCAGCAGGCGCATCACCGCCGACCTGAGCTCAGCGAGGTCGACCGCGATCTGGTCGATCTGGCGGCCCTGCCGGTCGATCTGGATTCCCATGGTTTCGTAGGCGGCATGGAACGCCTGATAGGTATCCACGAAGCTCTGGACCACCTTGAGCGCTTTGAGTGCCTCGTTCAGATCGCGGCGGGACTCAGTGGCATCCGCCGCCGATGCTTCGGCGAGCAGTTCGAAGAGTTCCTGGGGGTTGGCACCTAACGCCTTGGCGAGCTGGGGCACCTTGTCGGGGGGAGGGAGGTTGAGGCCTTTCTCCCAGGCGGAGATGCGCCGCTGGTCGACACCGGCCAGTTCTCCTAACGCTGTCTGATTGAGGCCGCTCACGGAACGTAGCGCCGCGAGTCGTCGACCAAATGCGTCCCGGGTCACAAATTAAAAATGTATATCAAGGTCAGCGGGGGTGCGTTGTCCAAACCCGCCAGAAAACCGCAAGTATCCCCTTGTCAGGTACTTGCGGTATAGGTACCTTGCGGGTCGTGCCCACCCACAACCTCCACACCCACTGGGCAGCCTCCCTCCGAGCAGCCCGCCACCTCGCCAACCTCAAACAGGTCGAGCTCGCCGCCCTCGCTGGCGTCACCCAACAGCGCATCTCCTCCTGGGAATCCGGGATCGCCATCCCCCGCGAGGACGCCCGCATCCGGCTCGCCCGCGCCCTCAACACCACCGTCGCCGAACTCTTCCCCTACCCCAACGACGACGAGGGCGAAGCCGCGTGAGCGATCTTGTCGGTACCCCCGCCCAGGTCGCCGAAGCGCTCGAGGTCTCCGAGGACATCGTCCGTGAACTCAAAGCTGCTGGCCGCGGCTTCCCCTATGTCCCCATTTCCCGCCAGCGGTGGGTGGTGCCCTGGGCCGCGCTCCACCGCTGGCTGGAAGAAGAAGCCGCCCGGACCGGCGGCCACAACGGCAGCGAGATTCCCCAGTGACCCGGGCGGAGGAAGCGGGGGGGTGGGGCGCCCACGGCCCGTCCCACCCCCCCGCAGGGCCGCTCTGCACCATGTGCCACCAGCCCGCGTGGGGTGGCCAGGTATGGATGGACCCCGGCGGTAACCCGACGATCGCCTGCCGGGCCTGTCTGCTCTGGATCGGCGAGAAGGACCTCGGCCTCGTCTGCGACCTCTGCGGTGGCAGCGGCTGGCGGCCCGTCCCCGACCCGACCATGCCCGGCACCACCATCGACAGCCGATGCCCCTGCGGGGTCCGCCGATGACGGCGCCGAAGGGGGACCTCGCCCGTATCGACCAGGCGGCCACTGTTGTCTGGTCACCGGAACAGACCGAGATCCTCAAACGTGACCTCGGGATCAAAACCGACGAACACCTCGCCTACTTCGCCCAGGTGTGCACCCACAAACAACTCGACCCATTCCTCGGCGAGATCGTCCCCGTCTACTACGGCAACACCATGGTCATCCAAGAGACCGTCGAAGGGCTCCGCACCATCGCCGAACGCTCCGGCCTCTACGGCGGCTTCGACGGCCCCTACTGGTGCGGCCCCGACCTCGATTGGAAACCCGTGTGGCTCTCCGACGGTCCCCCCGCCGCTGCCCGCTACTTCGTGCGCCGCAAGGACTGGCCCGAAATGGTCCCCGGTGTCGCCCGGTGGGCGTCGTCCGCCCAGATGGACCGCAACGGGAACCTGATGCCGCTCTGGAAGGACCGCCCCGACGAGATGCTGGGCAAGACCGCCGAAACCCGCGCTCTCAAACGTGCGTTCCCGAAGGAGTTCGCCCGGGCCGGGATCAACATCCGGGATCTCACCGACGCCCAGCGGGTTGTCATCGAAGCCCGCCGTGTCGGCCTCGACGACGACGAACGACATGCCCTCGTCGCCGATGTCACCGACGGGCGCACTGACTCCACCCGCGACCTCACCGACGACGAAACCCTCGCGGTCCGCAACGAACTCGCCCGCCGCCGACCCAACGAACCCGTCGACCCCGACACCGGCGAGCTCCACAAGATCACCACGGTTGTCCAGGCCGGACCCGGCGGCAGCAACCACCTCCTGCGCTGCACCTGCGGCTGGCAGGTCACCGCCGGCGACGCCGACAAGGCCAAAACCAAAGAAGCCCAGCATGCCCTGAAGGCGTATCTCAATGCCCTCCAGCCCGAGCAGCGCCAAGAGCTGCGTCGGTGGATGGCCGAGCGGACCATCCTCGACCTGGACGCCACGACCAGCGACGACTTGGCCGCCATCGAGACCGAGCTCGACAAGCGGGGCTGGTGAATGAAACCCCGCCGCTACCGGCTCGTCCACCACCCCGCCTCCGAACGGCGCGCCTGGATCGTCCAAGGCAAAGGCGAAGGACGCCACGACTGGGTCGACATCGCCCGCTACTCCCACGCCGACGAAGCCCGCCGGTACCTGAAAGAGATCCTCGACCGTCAATTTACCCTCATCGAGGCCAACGCATGAGGAACGGCCGTCGATGGCTCGCCCTCGACGCCGACCTCATGTCCAACCCCTTCACCCTCCGCCTCTTCGAACGGTTCGGCTCAACCGGAGTCGTCCTCTGGGTCGCATTCCTCTGCGCCTGCAAACGGTCCCGAAAACCAGGAGTCCTCATCTACACGACCGACGCCCAAGCCCGCGATGAGCTCCGCATCATCGGCCTCAAACTCACCGATGAAAACGGCGGCGAATGGACCCTTGATGACCTGTGGAGATTCACCGGACGTCAGAAGCAGACGTCACGGAGGCGTCACGGAGGCGTCACGTACGTCGCATGCAGTCATTGGGGACGTTGGCAGAAGGACGCACAGAGACAAGCAAACGCCCAGCGTATGGCCACTGTTCGACGCGCACAGGCCGCGCACACGACGCGCACAGGCCGCGCACACGACGCGCACATGTGCGCGCCTGAGATAGAGAGAGAGATAGATATACCCCTTACCCCAGCGGCAAACGGCGTTGGGGGACCCGAAAAAACGCAGGGGGCTTCGCCCCCCGCACCCCACCAAGACGCTTCGCAGAGAAAACCAAACCCCAGGGCGGCCGGTACCAATCCTCGCGCTCGCGGCACCAATCCCCGATCGGCGAAAGCCGAAGCCCACCGGGAGCGGATCGTCGACTGGGTCGCCGACCCGCCCGTCGAGGACGTCATCGACCCCGTCGCCGTCGAAACCCTCCGGGCGACCCTTCGCGGCGATGAGGTGCCGTGACGACTGTGGAAGCACTCGAGCTCCTCCCCGGCGTAACCATTGGCCGGCTTCACCGGTGGGCCCACCGCGGACTCCTCAACCCGAACCACACCGGCACCGGAACCGGAGTCCCCGCCGACTGGACCACCGGTGATGTTCTCGCTGCCCGCTTCCTCCTCGCCGCCCAGGCCCTCGGCCTCAAACTGTCGGCCCCCGGGGTGATCGCCGCTGCCCACCTCCTCGCCGGCCGCCGCCCATCCGACCTTGTCGGGTCCGTCCTCGTAGTCAGCCCCGTCGATGTCTACCTCCGATGCCTCAACGAACGGCCCACCATCGACGCAACCTGCGTCCTCGTCTCCCTCGACCCCCTCCTCGACGGACTCGCCGCGTGAGCCGCATCATCCTCTTCGACCTCGCCGACTGGATCACCGGCGCCGCCTGCCGCGGCGCAGACATCGACCTGTTCTTCCCCGAACGCGGCCGGCCAGCCACCGAAGCCAAAGCCATCTGCAGCCAATGCCCCGTCGCCAGCGAATGCCTGGCCTACGCTGTCACCCACCGCATCAAAGAAGGCATCTGGGGAGGCACCACAGAGATCGACCGGCGTCGGCTCTACCGGCGAGCTCCCTATCGCGCTGGCCGGCCGCCCTCACCGCATGGCACCACCACCCGCTACCAACGCGGCTGCCGCTGCGACCCCTGCCGAGAAGCGAACCGCGTCTACGCCGCCGACTACAAGCAGCGGCGCGAGGCCACCCAATGACCCTCCACGTCGACACCACCGAACAGCTCCCCTTCTTCAACCTCGGCCCCCACGAAGAACCCGACACCTGGACCAAGACCGAACTGTTCGCCTGTCGCGTCACCTTCGCAGACCCGCCCCCCACATGGTCCGGGCGACCTTACGAGAACATCCAGCCCACGGGGGAATGGCTGTGACCACCGTCGAGCTAATGCTCATCGTGGCCGTCGTCCTGGGCTTGGTGCTCGGTCTGTGGGTTTTGGCCGGAATCACTCTTGATGTGGTGCGGGAGAGTCGGGAGGAAGATCGGTGAGCGCACAGTCCGCTCCCCAAAACCCGCCCTCAGCCGCCGAAACGGTGCGGCCGTCCGAACTGGCACCCGACATGTTCTTGACGCCCGAGGAGCAGGCTCGCAAGAAGGCGCAGCCCCGACTCACCATCGTGCCCATGTCGCTGCGTGAAGCGAACGCCTTCGTCACCCAGTCGCACCGCCACCACAAGCCGGCCCGAGGGCACAAGTTCAGCATCGGCGTCCACGACGGTGAGCACCTCGTGGGGGTTGCCATCGTGGGCCGCCCCGTGGCCCGTGCCTATGACAACGGCCGCACCCTAGAGGTCAATCGGACCTGCACCGACGGCACCCCGAACGCCAACAGCGCCCTCTATGGGGCGGCGTGGAGAATCGCCAGGGAGATGGGCTACGTGCCAGTCTTCGAGGCGCCGGCTGGCGTGTCGTGGGCGAGCGGCCTGCCCGTGGCAGCTGGGCAGAGTCATCACAGAAGCTCAAGCACCTGCGAGATGAAGTCGGTAACGGCGGCGTCGCCCGCACCCTGTGGGAGGCGGCGTCATGAATCTCTGGGAAGCACTCGCACTCCTGATCGGCGTACCACTCGCAGCTGGCGCCATCACTTGGCTGGTGCTGCGATGACCGCTCACAACGACGGGTCCGATGGCTGATCTCCGCTGCGTAGTGGGCCAGCGAGAGGCCGAGATGTGCGACTGGGGCGGCGAGTTCCGCCACGTCAAGTGCGTCTCGACGTGGCTCCGCGACCGGGCCGATTCGTTCTGGCGAGACGCCATCGTGCTCAAGGAGCAGGAGGACTTCCCGATGGCCGCCGCCTACGAATCGGTCGCTCATGAGTTGAGGGCCTGCGCCGCACAAATCGACGGTGATGTGCGGTGAGACTCTGTAACTGCCCCACCCCCCTCCACGACAACGCCCGCCCCGACCGGCGACTCTCCTGCTCCCTCTGCGGCGGCGCCACCCCCTACGGCCGCCCCATGAGCGTCCTCCGCCTCCACCTCGCCTGCCGAGAAGCCCACTCGCTCCTCAACCAGCTCGAACAAGACCTCGCCTGGGACATCGCCCCCGCCCGAGGAGACAGCCTCGGCATCCGCGGCGGCGTCTCCAACCCCACCCTCGCCGCCGCCGTCGACACCAGAGGCGCCTCTGTGCGCCGCTGGCGCGTCCTCGCCGCCCGCCGGCTGGAACGGGCCATCGCCGAACTCCGACTCGCCGACGAAGCCACAGGAGCCGCCCTGCTCGCCGCCGAGACCCGCCCACCCGACCATGTGCGCGCCCCCTTCCACGACACGTTCCCCGAAGGTCGACCCGACCTTGAGGACGCCCACGCCGCCAAGGCACGACGGACGGGCCGGGGCGAAGGATGGGGGTCAGCATGACCGCAGCG